AAGCATGAAACGAGAACAGAAGGATAACTACCGAAACAATCAAGCGGTAAAGATGAACCATGCGGCCCCCAGCAGAGCGATGACAACAAAAAGACCCATTTAGACCGCCCCTGATTTTTTGTGAGCTGAAACAAAAACGGGGACCGAAGTCCCCTCCCTTACGGGACCGCAATTACATTGCGCGGCGAACCCACTTGTAGGCCTTGATCGCGACAGTGATGCCCAACACGGCAGCGCCAACCAAACCGATAGGCACCAGCTGAGCGGCGATAGTGCCGGTGACATCTGTCACATCGACAGCAGCGCCGGGAGCGGCCATTACGGACACGGAAGCGAGACCAGCGAGAGCCAGAACGGCGATTTTTTCGGTAATTTTCATGATTCACTTTCAAAGTTAGAAACACTGTCAACAGACAAGGCGCGGATAACTTGGCGGATGCCCCAACCCGTAGCCCAGACCAGCAGGACAGCACCGCTGATTACAGACCCCTCTTCCAACGAAAGGTCGAAAGGGGGGACGGATATTTGATGAACCACCGTGCACGGTGAGACGTTGCAAATCACTGTGACGGGTGCAGACATTTAGGCGGCTTTGGGAGCTACGGAATTGCGCGTGGCGTAAGTGTTGAGCCCAACAAGTACAGCCTCGATACGGCGCGTCTGGAGGTCTGGACGCAGTGAAAAACTCCCGGTGTATGTCCCAGGCTGCACCTTGCCCCGCAGGTCTTTGGGGATGGACAAAACGCCAATTTGGGAAGGGGTGCCGTCATCGTTCAAGAGCAGGCACTCGGCGTCTTGGATTTCATAAGGGCGATTGGTCTTGCTGGAGACACCAGTCTTAAGATCGTTGACTTTCAGGATTTGGATTATTGCTTGCATAATTACCTCATGCGGTAGTGCTTATCAAAAGCGATAAGTAGACGCATATTACCAGAAAGGATAACCATGTCCACAGAAAAAGAAATCGTTGGTCTAATCACTCGCGCCGCAGCCACAACAGGCAGCGAATACAAGCTGGCAACAGTGCTGGGAATCCCGCAGAGCCATATATCTATGTGGAAGTCTGGAGTTAGATCGTGCAGCCCTGAAGACCGCGCCCGGATGGCAGCACTGGCCAATGAGGACGCCGTGCAGGAACTTGTGCGCGCGACCTTGGAAAAGCACCAAGGCACGAAGAAAGGTGACCAGCTTTTCGCGATTCTGGGAAAGTCATTGCGAGTGACTGGAGGGGCAAGCGTTTCCGCATTAGTCGGCCTAGTCAGCGCAGCCTTCTTGATGATGACCACCCCGGCACCGGCTAAAGCTGCTTCATACGATGTATAGAAGTGTTAAGCAGAACCAAGACGCGCCAGCATAAGGCGCTATCAATTTAGTAGCTATTAGCTGACAGTAAGGCCCCCAATTGAGGGCTTTTTTACGTCCAGATTCTCGAATACGAAGAAGCCGAGGTCCCCGAAGGAATTTAGGTAACTGGTCACAGTGTCGCCCTGAGAACCGAAGGAGTATGCAAATTCGATCGCTTGGATCATGTTTCTGCAGTAACCAACGTGGAAAGGCTTAGGCAATGGTATCTGTCCGAACTTAGTCCAACGGTTCACATGATCGTCACCATCCTGAAAGGCTTTCATGATGTATTTCGAGAGGTAGGCAGCAAGTTTTGCCGGGGATTTTTTACTGTTGCCCTTGCGCTTTGCAATGTCGATATTGCCGTTGTCCTGCCCGACGACAGAGCGCCAAATTGCGCGAATCATGTTAAAACTTTTCACCTTGACGCCGAGGCGGTGAACCATCTCCCGAGGTACGCCCTTAACCGCTAGATGGACATGCCACGCGCCCCGTTCTTGCTGCTCAAATGCAGCGACTGCGAGGAACTCAGGCCAGTAAGTCCGCAGCCTGCGAACAAACTCTTTTAAGTGCTTCTTGCAGATGGATAAATCGGTCTGATTGGCGCGGTATGTGAGCGTGAGGAGGGTATCTAGTGCCGCGACCTTGCAAAGCCTACGTACGTTGGATTTCGCGCGGATAGCAGCGCGCTTCCGGTTCCGCTCGCGTATCTCTTCCTCCGTGTGATCTGGCCATTGATCCTTATTGCGAAGGTACTGCGCAACCTTACGCGGAGACCAATCCAATTCGACAAGCTCCCGACCTTGCATTGCGACCACCTCAAGATGGCCATTACCGAGGTCATGCGCCTTTACAACGAAATGATCTGCTGATTGACTTTGATATGCGAAACCATCAATAATTCTGATCACGGTTAGTACCTTCCATAAATCGACCGTCGCGCCCCGGTGGAATTGCAGTTCCAGCCGGGGTATTTTTTTAACCGGCTACGCCGGGGAATCCATCAATCCCGCTCTGTTTGTTCCAATGTGTCATAGAGATAAATCTAGGCGCTGCGCGCCCAGCGGCCTACGGCCCCGCTTAGGGCGCGAGAAAGCCGTAAGCATGGTTTGCCCTTCGGGACATGGCCTAAAGGCCATACGGACCGTCTCAGGACGCAGGGAGGCCATTCTGTCTATCAGTAATCGGGTGATCGGACCGTGGCTGGCCTGACGGAGTGCCGTAGTCCATGAAGTAGCCGTTTTTGACAACCTCCAAACACAGAGCGCGAGAGGTCGGGACACGCGTAGCCTGCTGGGTGAAGCAGTCGCAGCGGTCACCCATGGAGACACATGCGGCCAGGTGGGGCGCAACCGTTGGGACGGTTAAAGCATCGTAACGGGGAGCACTCTGCGGAAAGCCATCTATTCGGGGCGTATAGGACGCAGGGTCTGCGATGGGGGCCACTGGAAGGGGTGCGGTAGGGCTGGAAGGATAAAGCGCCGCAGGAGGCTGATTGGCAGAACGGGCGTCAGCCTGAGGGGATGTCTTTGCCTTGGGAATGGCAGTCTGGAAACTGTGCCAACCCAAGTAAGCCAGCACAGGCACCAGGACGACCATGGCGGCGAGAAGCTTGACTTGAAAAGGAATTTTAACTTTTGCCGTGTCCAGGCTGGTGCTGTTGTACCACTGGTAGACCTCCCTCGGGTAGGCGACCATTTGGAGGCTACCTGAGGCGCTGGCACCGGCTTTCTGGCACTGGTCGTTCACCGTGTTGTATTCAATGACCGAAACGAGCGGGGCACCGCTGGCCCGCTTTAAATGCTGGTGCCAACCCGGAGAACCGATCAAGCGGCGAACGAAGGCATCAATATTGAGCGGGTGCTGGGTGATGAGGTAGAAGTCAAAACCACGGCGACGATGCTCAGCCAGCATCCTGATGTATTCGGGCGCAGGTTCCTTGCCGCTGCGGACCGGAAAATCGTTATGGCACTCATCGACGATGAAGATAGCGCCGTCAGGCTGGGCCTGCCAATCCCTGATATCGATTTTTTGCCAGCCGAAGTCAGCGACCAGATCGAAGCGGCCATTGTGATAAACGGGGCGATTTTCCTTGACTGATTTCTCACGCACATCGCGCAGCGTGAGCAAGGTCTTGCCGGTGCCATTGGCACCAGTGCGAAGGTAGATCATTTGCCAATCCACTTCTTGACCGTGTCGCCAGTCAATCCATTGATGGTCAAGCGTGCAAAGTAGGCACTGGCCAGCATTGATATGCAGACGCCAACCTTCAAAACGCCGAGTAGGCCAATGATGGATGGAGGCAGAGACTGGAGGTTAGTTAAGGCCATGGTCTTTAGCCAACCCAACGTAGTACTAAAACCCGTAAAAGTAACGACTGAAATGCCAAGGGCGATCATGACGCGGCCAGCAATGGACCCGGCAACGTTGACCAATCCACCGAGCAGCGCGGAAATAAAAACAGGCATTAGGCAGCTCCCCCAAAAACAACGCGGAAACAAACGAGCGAAGTGACAGCAACGCCGATGAAGCCCAAGACTTCAAGCCACGAATTCAAGCGGGATAACTCGATGGTGTTGTCTTTGCCAGCGACGGTGACATGAATGTCAGTGAGGCCCTGAGAAGCGAAAACTGCGGTCTGATCAAAAGACGAAGAAGAGAGGGTTACAGACCCATTACCGGGGAGCGCGGTTGTCTGGTTGCCGGTCTTCAATTTCTCAGTGTCGTAAAGGGCGCTTTCAGGAAGTGCCTTATCAAACATTTGGCAGTTGCGGGCGTACTGCTCCCGCGCTATTGAACATTGAAGCGCATCACCGTCGCAGGTGAATCCAGAAGTACAGGAACCCGAGAAGCTACCAGTCTTGCAAATAGATGAGGTGGGGTTTTCTTGACAAAAAGTATCCTTAGGCTTTTCTTGCTTTTCTGTGGTGGTAGTGCCAGAGCCACCGGAAGCGGGCACGGTGGTAGCTGTGGTTGTCGTCGTGCAGTTAGCGCCATCGCATGAGGTGGTAGAAGCCTTAGTGGTGGTACTGCCATCAGGGTTAGTGGTCTTAGTAGTGGACGTTTGGTCCACTGGAGTAGTGGAGGAACCAGAAGGCATACACACAGTGACCCCATTAACCTGACCCGGTAAGGTGCCGGGCTTGCAAGGGGTTGGAGCAGGTGCGCCCTCAGCGTCAGACTGCACAGGAGGCAGAAGCGGAGGCACAGAAGATGCGTTAGAGGCAGTGGCCTCAGCGCAGGACTTACCGGAAACAACACCGGTCCCGTAGAGTGTCTTCACACCGTTAGCGGTAGCGGAAGCGGTATAGGTAAGGGTAATAGCACAACCAGCATTGCCACCAAGCGAAGCGCATACGGTATTCGTTTTGGCGGGGGAAGGGGTGGAATAGTAATTTTCCAAAGAACCTTTGGCCTTTTCACACTTAGCCTCGAGGGAATCGGCAGGGTAGAGGCAACCTTGAAAAACACCACCGATACCGATAGATTGGACTTTAGGGGGCGTGCAAACAGGAAAGCATGCGCCGGGCGAGGCGGCATTTTCTGAATACCCGCTAGAACATGAACACATCCGGCCAGAAACCGCAGAATTCGGAGGGCAAGTTAAAGCCCCACCGCCGACGATCTGCTGAACACCATGGCCACCGGTTGTCTGGGTACCGTGGCAGTACAAGGCGTTGGCGCCAGTGTCTGGCAGGCCGACAACATAAACATTAGACCAGGGCGGAGGGCTAGCCGCATAACTAGCGCAAGCAGCGCTTGGAGTGTTGCCCGTGTATGTCTGAATACTGTAAGGTGACCGGGTGACGGGGTCAATAACGGCGGAAGCATGAAACGAGAACAGAAGGATAACTACCGAAACAATCAGGCGGTAAAGATGAACCATGCGGCCCCCAGCAGAGCGATGACAACAAAAAGACCCATTTAGACCGCCCCTGATTTTTTGTGAGCTGAAACAAAAACGGGGACCGAAGTCCCCTCCCTTACGGGACCG